TTTTTACTTTTTGTTTTCGTCCACTTGCACTAATAGGGTACCTAATAGAAGTTGGTTTAGGTCCTACATTAGTCTTTGCCCTTTTTCTTTTTACTGCTGCAGCCTTTTGTCCTGCAGTCATTTTACTAGCAACTGCCTTTGGTCTACATACAGGATATTTTCTTTTTGATTTACTAGCTGATTTTCTTCCACATGGTTTACCTGTAGATATATCTACCCAGTCTTCTTTAAACCATTTTTTAAGTCCACCACCTTTTTTCTTTTTCATTCTTAACTCCTAGAATATTCAACACTTACATTCTTAATGTATATAATTTCAAAAGCAGCAGATACATCAAAACTTACACTAGCTGATGAAGATAATCCTCTTACCTCAATATCTGATTTTTCTGTAATAACTGTAGGAACTGAAAATGATTCTTCTATATGCATACCATTTGTAAGTGACTTAACATCCTTAGATTGAAAGACTTCTCCAAAAGGTCTTATACTTAAAATTAATTTACATACTGCTGGAGTATTTGTTGACGTTCCATTTGATGTATCATACTGCATTAAAAATCCTGTATATCCAGCAGGTATTGTCCATAAAGCCATTAAAGATTGATTAGAACCTTCAACACCATTTATCGTTGCATACTTATTAGCTGGAACTCCTGATGTAACTGTTCCTGTACCTGCATAAATAACTCCTGCATTCTGTCCACCAGTTCCTGCACTACGAACAATCATACGATTAATTCTTAAATATTCTTTTGTTGTATTAACAGCAGTTTGACCATTGAGTGTTACTGTTTCGTTTATTTCATTATAATCTGCATCTAAACCAAATAACTCTACTGTTCGTGCTCCAGTTCCTGCTGCTGCATCTGCTGTATTTGAACTTGAAACTTTTAAAACTGTAGCTGCAGATAAATAACTATATAAACCACCTTCTGACCATATTGTTTCAATAGAATTACCTACTGTAGGATTATTACCAAATTTAAATATATGTTTATGAAACTGGATTTGATTTCTTGCAAGTTGTAATTCAAAAGGTTCACTTGTTCCAAATCTAGTTACTGATGATGGTATTCCCATTTATACTCCTTCAGGTCTTTTACCTTTTTGTTTTTTATATTTATCACTAAGTAATTTTAGTTCGCTTTCGTCTATTTGCCATAACAGCACCACAACCTTTAGCAATTTTACCTTGTGGCTTACCCACTCTTTTACCTTTTGCCATGCTCTTTGCACTGCCTTTCCAATCTTTTCGCTTCTTACCACTAGGGTCTTTAATCTTTCCTGCACAGATTTTAGAAGCATACGCATTTGCATACGCACTAGGATAAACTTTAAATTTACGTTTCGCAGCATTTTTCCCCCTTGCACATAATTTAGTCATTATTAATCTTTCTATATCCCCAACGATTTTCAGAAGAATCCCAAACACCTTTCATAGCTTTTGGTATTCTAATTAAAAAGTTGGAAAACTTTACAATGTTTTTTGTAAGTTTCATATTACTCTCCTTCTTAGTTTGATAAGTTATAAGTCATATCTAAGTTAGTTGGTTCATCAACTTTCATCATTACTTGGTCATCAAATAATAATAATAGTCTTACACCTTTATAGTAAAGTTTTTGACCTGCATGTCTAGCATAACAAACATAGTCTCCAACATCACACCATTTTCCATTTGGAAATTTATCTTCATCTTTATAGGCTAAGTCTCCTACTGATAAAACTTTACCTACTGTAGTTAAATAAGCTACGTCATCTTTTACTGAATCAGGTAATAATAATCCACCTTTAGTTTTACTTTTTACCGAAACAGGGCGAACCAATATGTGATATCCAGGCAAGTTAGGTAAAACGTCTGGGTCAGGCTTTTCTTCATTCTCAATCCATTCATTATTATTTACTGCTCGTTCCATTTTAATTGTTCTCATCATCATCTCCATCAATCATATTTTTATAAACATTTTTAGTTATAGCTATAGCCATATTCAATCCAGTAATTGAACCTACCATTTGTTGATAACGAGAATAGTCCTCACAATTACCATCCCCTAATGATTTTTGAATTTGACTTATTTCCAGATTTAATTCCTTCTCAATCTCAGAAATAATTTTATGTATCATAGTTATTATTTAACTTTATAACTATCAGGTGGGTCTTGTCTTAGAATACCTTTTTTAGCACGAACTGAATATTCAGTGCTAGATATTTTAGACCAGTCACCATAACCTTGTCCTTGTTTAGGACCTTTAATCATTTCACTCATTAGTCTTCTCCTTTCATTTCTTCTTTAGCTAAGTCACCAAGAGTTTTAATTGCTTGACCTGCAATTTTAGACTGACGATTCTTTTCACCTTCAGTTCTTTTAACTGCTATTTGAGCACCATCTTTTAAAGCTTTAATACCTTGGTCTTCTTCTTTAAGAGTTAGTTCTCTTTGTTTAACAGCTAAGTTTGCAGCTTCTTGTAGAGCCTCAAGACCAAGTTTCTCTGACTCAATCTCTAATCTCTTTTTCTCAAGCTCAACCATTTGTTGCTCAGGTGTTTGCGTTGTACCCATTGCTTGGTTGGCTTGTGAAATCTGTTGTGCAGCTTGAGCCTGAACTTGTTGTAATGTTGCAGGGTCAGTAGCCACTCCTGATACCATTCCATTAATTTGTTCTTGGTATCTCATAATCATATGTTCTTTTATATTTGCTTCAAGCACTGGTTGTACTTTTTGCATAATTGGACTACCACCATTCATTGGGTCAGTTAAATAAGCAGACTTAACTGTTACATGAGCCATATGGTCTTGTCCAGGGAATGCAGCTATTGGCATACCTTTTACTGCTGCCTGTATATCTGATACAGGGTCAAGTGCTTGTGGCTGTACTTGTGGTGGAAGTATAGCTTCCAAGTTAGGCATATTTGCAGCTTGTAATATTGTTCTATGCAATGCCTGTATATTATAAGTTCCTGGTGGTGCTTGACTGGCTAACTGAAGAGCCAACTGTGAAAGCATTAATCTATGAGCACTTGAAGGTATGTTAGGGTCACTTACAGGAATGACATCTATCTTACCATCAAAGTCCATTTTAAATATGGTTGGACTTGCACCAGGAACCTCGTAAGGATATGAGTCAGGTAAAGACTCAAAGTTTATTCTTGCTAATATTTTAAATTCTTCTTTTTGAGAATAATGTAATCGTTTATGTATTGCACTAAAAAATTTACTTGAAGCTTCTAACAATGCCATAGTTGTACCAACTGGACCATAGTTAGTTGAATCATTAATTACTTGTTCTGTACTGTCAGCAAACTTCTGTCCTGCACCTGCAACAAAACCTAACATCTGATATAAAGTATTAGAAGGTTCTTTATAAGGTAGAGGTACAATTGCTCTTGCTAAATCTACACCTGTAGCTTCTACATCTCTAAACTCACCAGGAGATAGAGGCTCATTATCACCTACAACTTTAACTCCTTTAGCTTTAAAACCTGCAGGTAATGTTGCAAACTGACCAGAGTCAACTAAGTTTCTCATAGCTGCAGTTGCAGTCATTGTAAGATTACCTAAGAAATGTATTAGACCTAAACCATAGAAACCAAAACCTGGAACAAACTTATAATGTGTAAAGAACATTTTCTTTTGTTTAGTTGGGTCATCTTCATTATAGTTTCTTCTAATAGATAAAACTTTTCTTGAACTTTCTTCAACTGTTACAATATAAGGTAAACCAATACCACTGTCATCTAAATCTAAATAACAATGTTGTTCTAATAAAACGTACTGAGGGTCAGAGTCAGCAGGTATAGATGTACCCATAATCTCGTCAACTTTCATTGACATTGACGTTTGTTCAATTGGTTGTGCTTCAGGTAATTCAATATCTTCATAAACACCTGCAGCAATTTCTTTTGCTAAGTCATTTGGATTACGTAATATAACATGTGTATATCTATCTGCCTTCATTAAATCTGAAGCATGATAAGATACATAGAACTGGTCAATAGGAACAAACTCTGAACATGGTCTGTCTAATGATGCATCATAATAAATTTTTTTAAATGCTGAACCAATAATTGGTAGATGAAACAACATTCTTTCAAACTCATGAAAGTATTCAGGCATCATATCAGTTAACTGATAATTCATAAATTGTTTTACACGAGATGCTTGTTGTTGTTTTTCTACAGTCTCAGTTCCAATTATCTGAGCCATTACTGGTCCACCTGCAGGAAATAATTCCTGAGATGCTTTAGATTGAAACTTCACTGCTGACTCTATTAAGAGTGGATGAACTGCAGTACATGCACCTTCAAATGGTTCTGAAGTTTCTTTTAATTTTAGTCCTAGTAAATCAAAACCTCTTTGGAAAGTTTCTTCCCATTCTTGTCTTGATTCTTTATCTGATTCGTATTTATCATAAACATCTGCACCAATCTCTTGTAGTCTTTCTTCATCAAGAGTTGGAACTAAATTATCATAGTGTCCTCCTGGCATACCTTCTTCAGGCATAATAGCAGGATTACCCATTAGGTCAACTACTGCTGAACCATCTTCCATCATAGCTACACTTTCATCAGGAAGAACTTGTTGAGTTTCTATTTCTTCTTCACCTAAACCTTCTGGCATAGGCATATCTATTTTATCAAAGGGATTTTTTTCCGTTGGCATAATTTTTCTTTCACAGTTAATATTGTATTATTATATACTTAAAACTTCCAGTATGCAACCCTTTTTTTTCTTTCATAACCTTCTTCATAGTCAGGGTCATCTGGATGAGTTAAATTCCATGACTCTTTCATATAGTGTATTGCCATAGTCATTGCGTCCACTTGGTCATCATGTCGTGCATTTGGAAATGTAATTGCTTCACTATATAAGTCATCACTCCATTCATGACCTTTAGGTAACCATACACGTCCTGCTTCCATCATTGGTGTAGCTGCGTATACTCTAGCAGTCTTATCTCTATCAGGAATATAATCAAGCACAGGTAAACCTGCACGTCTTAAATCTTGTATTAATGATTGTCCACTAGCTTTCTTCTCAATAATACACACATCAGGTTTATGATAATCATATAATTCTTGTGCTTTAGTTCTTAATGCAGGATAATCAAATCTACCTTTTTCATTTCCTAATAATATTAAATTAGATACCCAGTTCTCTCGTCCTGTTGAATCAGTCTCCATATGTTCAAAGATACCCCAGGTTTGTATTACACTAAAATCAGCAGTTGTCTTTGTAGAGAATGCTGTATCATATGTTTGTATTATATAGTCACATGCAGGTGGTTCATCATAGTCCCACCACTGAATCCACTTCTTTTTAATTATACCACCTGTATCTGGTACAGGATTCTGCATGTAGAGAGACTCCCAATATCGTGAGCCATTACTTGCCTTTATCTCTTCTTCATCATTCTTGAGTATTTCACTTGGCTTCCACTCAGGAAAATAACTTGAGCCTACTGGTAAGTTCAGCAGTTTACTTGAAGGTTCGTCTACCCATGCAGGTATCTTTATCACTTCCCATTTATTTTCTAATTCTATTTGTGATTCTTGTCGTAATAACCAACCACATAAATCGTCTTCATGATAACGTGTATTAATAATTACAATTGAACCATTAGGCATGATACGAGTTCGTAAACCTGAAGGGTACCATTCCTTTACATATCGTCTACCTGTTTCACTAAAGGAGTCCTCTTCAGACATTACATCATCTAGTATTGCAACATGGGCACCACGACCTGCAATCTGACTACGAACACCTGCTGCATAATAAGTTCCACCTTGATTTGTTTTCCATTTACCTGCTGCTCTTACATCACTACGTAGTTCTACTTGAGGAAATACTGTATTAAATAAATCATAATTAACTAAGTCTCTTACACTTCTACCAAAGTCTGAAGCTAGTTGGTCTGAATGGGACACAGTTAATATCTCATGTTGTGGATGTCTGCCTACGTACCACGCAGGAAATAACTTGGAACATATTACTGATTTGGAAGAACGTGGGGGAAGAAACACCATAAGTCTTTTTATTTCTCCACTTTCAACCTTTTGTAATTTATCAGCTATTACATGTATGTGTCTACCCATTAACCAATCAGGCACAAGGGTAGGTGCAAACATAGCTATAAAATGTAGAAAGCTATCTTTAGATTGTAATACTGCTTTTTGAAAGTATAACTCTCTTAGTTTAATTAAGTTACTACTTGGTTCTTGTATTAGGTCCATAGTTTATTACTGGTGATTTATATTCTTTTGGTTTTACTCTTCGTGCAAAGTTTGAAGGTATAAGCCAATGTGTAGTCCCCTTAATTATTTTTATTCCCATTCTGAATCTTCCCAGTCTTCATCATCATCTTCTATGATAGGTGGTTTAGGTTTAGGTTCAGGTCTAGGTATATAAGGTTCAACATTTGTTGTGTACCATTTAACTGGACACCCTTTACAGAATGTATTCCATCCTGCCATAGTAAACATATATAGAACCCAAAAAATTAATATACCTGCAAATATATTAATTAAATATTTAGTAACTTTATTTATTACCTTGTTCAAGCTTGACAACATTTTCATAATGCTTTATCTCACGTTCTAGTTCTTCAGGTGATTTACTTGTAATGTCCTGTTTAATTTCTTTACGTTCAATTAACATACCTAAATGTTTACCTATAAACTCCATTGCTCTATTAGCATTGGTTAGGTCATTCTCTGCAAGACCACGATTGTAAACATCCATAAACTTTTTTACAACTTCATTAATATTAACACTTACGTCCTTCATTGCGTCCAATCTTATTTGATTACATCTTTCTTCAATCTTATCATTTTTTAATAATCGTTTAGCTTCAGCACGAGTCTTTGCATCATTATCTTTTTCACTATAACCTGCTGAACGATACGCAGCTAATACGTCACCTGTAGCTGTATATTCTAAACAGAACTTCTCCTGCATAGCTGATAGTCCACTAGGTAATGTGTTCTTTGCAAAGTTCTGATATTTCTGTTGTGCATTCTCTAGCATCTTTACTCGTTGACCTTCAGGTAACTTCTTACTTTTCTTCTCTGCCATTCTAAGTCTCCTTTCTTCAACTCTTCTCATGTACTCACGTCTCATCTCAATTAAGTCTCTACCTGCGTTTACCTTTTTTCTGGTGGCTGCTACTTCCTTAATTAAGTCTCTAAGACCTGCATCATCTAAATGAGCATAGAGTAAATGCTTTGGTTGTTTTTTCATTATTGTATTATACACTATATTGTGTTTATAAAAAAGAAAAAAATACTATTGCGAGTTTTAAAAAAGTATGATATACTTATGACTAAGTTTCCAGGGTTAAAGGTATACCTGTAGGGAACACAAATCAATACAACACATAACTATATAGACTCTATTGCATCCCTCGTGCAGTGTTGTGTAAATCTATTTTGAGGACTCCCCCATTAATAATGATTATCAACAACTACAACTCCAAATCCTCCATAATTTTGTGGGGGTACCCTTTTTATATATATACAGGCGAGGCAGATTTTTGTGTCCCCCTTCGTCAATTTTCTGACACCTCTCTAAATCTACGATTTAAGGTTCCATTTCGTCAATTCTTTGACACTTTGTGTCAGTTCTTTGACATATTCTATGTCAATTCTTTGACGTCAACTTTTTGACAGGTCGTGAGTGTGTGTATGATGTGTGCAGGTCGTGTGAGTGCTACCTAAGTGCATATAATGTAGTTATCAACTACATTTTCTTCAATGTTTTCAATGCAGTTATATAAAAATACTACTGAATGTAATGAAGTAGTATTTATTATATATATATCTCTTGGTTTCCTCCCTTGTTGTTTCCCTTGCTCTCTTGCATCTAGGCAGATGGGCAAGGGCAC